TCCATCGTAGCTATCTACATCACTAGCATCTAAGTGTAGAATTAAACCTTGTTCTGCTTCTGTTAAACCTCCACCGCCTGCTGCTGCTACCTCTGTATCTATAAGTCTTTCGTTAATCGCCATATAAGGGATTTAGAAGTTAATATCGTACTTCAATATAGAAGCCTTTGTAGTGAGTGCGTTAATCTCACTTTCTTTAGTTATTACGCTGTTTCTTATTCCATCACGCTCTGTTACTACACTAGCAGGAATATCAGTACCGTTTTCAGCCTTTCTAATGGCGTACCAGTCGGTAGATAATAACTTATCATAGGCAACCTTTTTAAGTGCCTTAATTTGGCTTATTTTAAGCTCGGCTACTGTTTCACTAATTACCTTTGCTTTTTTATCGTAGGTAAATACTTCTCTTGTTGCATCTTCATCTTCGGGAGAAGGACTAGGATAAGCGTTGTCAAAGTGTAGGTTATGAATAACTTCTGTTACGGAGTCGTAATCTGGTACGATAACGTCAAAGAAACCATACTCTTCTAGCTTTTCGGTAGATAGGTTTTTACCGCCTCCTAAGATTAACTTTCCGCTTGCTTTAAAACTGTTTGGAATAGCATTGTACTTTACAATCTTTCCTTCTTCTATTCTTGCTTTCATTATGCTGCTGCTTGTGAAATTGTTAATATAAAGCTATTCGCTGCTATGCATTGCGCTTGGATGTAATTAACCGCTCCTGCTGTGGCTGAATAAGTTCCGTTGAGGTTTACAACTGTATTTGTTCCTGTGTCGAAAGTTAAAGAAGAAGTACCGCCCGAATCTGTTACGATAATTGTTTTCACTTGCCCTATTTCAGCGCTTGTAAAGTTTAAATCCATTGCAATAGCCGAAGTGGTAGTAAATACCGCTGCCGTACTAAAGTCAATATTAAAATCCGTTGCTGCCGTGAATGGACTAGAAGTAGTAAATTCTCCTGCTAGTTTATCGTAATCTACAAAGTCTGCTCCGTAAATTTCCGTTGTCATTGAGTTTACGGCTACAAACGCATCTCTTAGCGTATCTCCTGTACCGTCGTTAGGTGCTGAACCTACTCCTATGTTAATTCTTGCCATTTTATATTAGTGTTTGGTCTACTGTTATTAATGTTGTGTCTGCTTTATATAATATTGAATCTACTGATAATTCCAACACGTCTTCTACCCAACAAGTTGGTGCTGAAACGAGCGGTATTGCATCTGTTGTGTCATTGGTATCTCCCCAATACGTTGTACAATATATTTTTCCCCAGTTAATGCTATTCGCCATATTTATACAATACTTTTTTAATCAATTTGTTATTAGTTTTGTTTAGGTATTGGGTCAATTTGTTGACGTTCTCCTGTTTTGGTTTGTATTTTTTTATAGTACCCATCCCTCGAAACTTGCATCTTTATCTGGGTGTACGTCCTCATTATTGTTTGAGTTGTATTCTGGATATAAAGAATTGTTAAAACTTAAATGGTTTATAAGTCTGTCGGTGTAATATTGTGCCGTATCTCTTTCTTTTTCCATTAAAAAATCAACTTCTTCTTTAGATACGTTTTCAGCGTTTTCGCTACCGTGTTTAAAAACCCCTTTGTTAGAAATAGAATAAGCAGCAAACGGTAAGTACTCAACCATAGCCCAATGTATTAAACAAGGCTTTATCCAATCGTTAACCAATGTTAAATAAGAGCCTGTTAAGGTTGAGCCAATTATCTTAGCTTGTATTGCTTGGAATAAGTCAGTACCTAAGTAGTTTTGTATATGTATGTCCTGTGCAATCTTTACATATTGAATGAATTTGTCCGTGTCTACATTTCCATTCATCGCAGTAAACTTAACCACGTCCTTTCTTGTTATTAGTAATGCTTCTGCCATTTCTTATTTATTTACAAATCCTTTATTCGGCATATCCTTTGGACGTTTTGCCACTTTAGAATCATTTGTTTCGGGTTTAAATCCTTCTTTCTTTGCCTTGTTTACCGATACCTCTGCATTTGGGTTTTTAGCATCAGGTTTTACACCTTTTGCCATATAGGTCTTACGCATCCAAAAATGATGGCAACCGCCACCGCCTTTGTATAACCAGATGTCATAGGTAGCCGCACCACCTAACCCCCATCCTGCATTCACAGATTGAGAACTCATTTGCTCAATATCTTCTTTTCGGTATATCTTTTTAGCAGATACCATTTTCTTGCAAAATTCACGGCTATTTGCCCCAACTTGTAAAGGTGCATATTGGTAACGCACTTTAAAGTTAGTTCCGTTAACTTCGCCATCTTGTTCGCTTTTTGCATTTGGTCTTGCAGAACCCGTAGAGGCTAAACCAATCATTTTGTCTAACGCTTCTTCTTGGTCGTAGTCTACTTCTCTTTCATCTACAAGTTCCCAATTTTCTAAATCTTCTTCTTCTCCAAACTCATTAAGAAGTTCAAACATCTTGTCATCATCAAAAGACGCTTCCTTAGACAATTTAACGCCTGTTTCTTCCTCTCTTGCCTCGTCTGTGATGGCATTGTCGGTTTCAATAAATTCAAGCGGTTGTGAGGTCTTAAAATACAGTTTTAAACTTATACCGTTTACCGCTAGTATTTGGTCAATGGCATCAATGATTAAATCTTGGTAAGGTTTTATAGTAACGTTTTGGAAAAGCAAAGAAGCTGTTTTAATTTCATCTGCGTTATTTCCTAGTCCGTTGTTTCCTGTCCTTATCCCTAATAATAAAGGCGAAGTAATACGGTGTGCAACCATTAACTTGTTGGAACATTCAGTACTTAAATACTCGTAGTGTGCAGGTGCATCGTTTAAGGGAATGTCATCTACTGTGGTTTTGCTTTCAGCGTTGTTATTAAAGGCAATAATTACCTTTTCACCTCTTGCCCCAGTTAGCTTATGCATTACATCGTTTTTAATTTGCATTTGCTTTTCACGGTCTGGAACACCATTATTGAAGTTCACTACTTTCGTGCCACTAAATCCGTTCTGTACATCATTAATAAGGTAGTCAGATACTTCATTTTCTAGTTCAGCGTAAGCCAATCCCCCCTGATAATCTACTGGACAATAATAGTCATAACCTGAAACGTATTTTTTGATAACACTTACTTCTGGTTCTTTTCCATTACCGAATCCAAAGGCTGCAATTCTTTTAGGTTTGTCTGCGGGTTTTATTTCTCCCCAATTGTGGAAATAGTAATAAGCCTCAATCTGTCCTTCTTCATTGCATTTTTCAGCACGTAGGGTTTGACGTGGGAAGTGTTCAGCCCTTACAACTCTACCATCCTTGTACAATACTTGAAAACTTGCCTCGCCTAGTAATTTAAGGTCTAACGATACCTTCTTTAAGCATTGGTTGTGGAATATAGAACGCATTGCAGCATATTCATCTGTTTTGGTGCTGCTATCTAAGGCATCCAGCCCCTTACCATAAATCATACCACTTACACCATTAATAATAGCGTTGTTTGTAGTAGAGTTTGTATAAAGGTCTATAAGGTATTGATAATAGTTGTTATCCGTTCCGTAGTTAACCCATTCCTTCTTTTTGTCCTCTGTAATCTGTGGACGGTTGTAAGTAGATAGGTTTATTACGTGAACCCCTCCTTTTGTATTATTATTTCTTGCCATTATAGGAATATAAATTCATTGTCTTGACTGTGTTCCGTGTATTCGTTATTATTTACGCTGTACGATGAAACAGATTGATTTGTACAAAATATTTTATCTCTGTATATTAGTTCGCTTCCTGCTTTTATTTCAAGGGTGTACATTGTGTCCTCCACTAAGCTAAAAGTGTCTGTATATTGGTAATAATAGTCAACTTCCGCAAAGGTCGTAGCTGTATCGCTAAATACCTCTGTGTTCGTTGTTTCGTTTTTTATTTTTATAGTGTACGTTGTTCCTGACACGTATGAACGTGGAATAAAACTAAACGTTTGGTCGCTATCTGATGTTTGAAGTACAATCATATATATACAATAAATGTTTATCTTTTTTGTTAAATATAAGGCATAAAAAAAGGGGCAATTAAGCCCCCTCATTTATTAATCCTAAATTAATTAGGCGTTTGTTCCTTCTGTAATCGTTGCAGTTGCAGAACTCATACCTGCGTATGGGTCAGCAGCCGTTGGACTAGCTAAGAATGCAGCAGGGCTAGTTTCCTGTGCAGCAAAAGTTAAAGTATAACCGTTTAGGTCGCCTAATGCTGTACCAGTTGCAATAGAACCCCCTGTCAAGTCAGCACCTTGCTCTTCTCCCATTAAGAATACATTACCATTGTAATCTTCAACCGCAATATGTGGTCTTCCGTAAGCCA